GACTAAAAAAAGAAGACCTAATTGACGTAATTAGGTTTAATCCAACATACCTAAAAAGCACACCCAAAAAAAGAAAAGCACCAAGAGCAAAATCGGTTAAAGAGGCACAAGAACTAATTGATTTATATGATGAAGAAGAAGATTATATTGAAGACACAACCATTGAACAAAGAATAAGAGAAAAAGCAATTGGTAAACCAAACACTGATGAAGACTGGTATGCTTCTCAATTATATTCGGAGTTAGAATTAGTAGCAGAACAAAGGTTACCTTCAATAGGAGAATTCTGCTTCTTTAGTTACAGTGCAGCGTATCCAGATCGGTACAAATACTACGACCAAAGACCACTAACATACATATTAGAATATCAAGAAGACAAAATCCTTGGTGCAAACGTTCACTACCTGAATCCAAGTTATCGTGATTCCGTTGCAACTTCCCTTCTAAATAAAGGTGGAGCAGCGTATGTACCAAAGAAAACATTGCACAGTTACTTCATCAGTAATATGGATAACCTCTTTATAATTCCAGATAGAGATCTGGAAGGTATTGCTAGGTTAGTAACCGAAAGATTCGTAGATCGTGATGGTGTTAAAGTAGAACTTCAAATGGTCTGGGACAGTTAAATGGCAGAAAAACTAGACATAGATATTGGTCCTGGAAATATACTTCAGTTAGGTAATGGTGGACTAACTGATGGCACGAAGAGAATTGGCAAGAACAATTATTTCTATGATAATAGTGCTACAGTATATGACGCGCAGGTGGGCAATACCGGCCAGCGTCCACTTGAGATAAGATATAATACAAATAATGGTATCGTTGTATTAGTTGAACCAACTAGTTCTACTGTTCTATTTCAATCTGTTCCAGGTGGATCGTCAAATTTCACTCAAGAAGGATTGACACTCATAAAGAATGGAGACCTAAACGTTGGCGTGGGTACGATGAAGAAACCACTCACGACAGAAGATGTTTTAGGTGTAATTAAAAATGAATCTACCTTTGCTGGCACTAAATGGACTGCTGACGCAAAAGCAAGCAGCGGAACACAAAGAGCACCAATAGTAAACAACGTTCTGAAAAGTGCAACTGGAGTTGGGACTGACGGAAAGGTACAAGCAACTGCAGGAATTGGAACGAATCCACCCCCAGCACCATCTCAGGAAGAAAACAATAATCCCATTAAGAGTTTTGCTGAGTCGCTAGGTGAAGGTGCTATTGCCCTCACAAACAAATTTGTAAAGGGTATTGAAACAGTTTCTGGTGTGCAGTTGGATAAACTTGTTATCACCGAGGATATGTTAAATGGATTGCAGTTTGGTTCTGTTGATGATGCAATTTCTGGCACATTTACATATCCAATAGATGCGACCTATGGTAATAAAGATGCAAACATAAATTCAATACAAGACCACATCCAAATAGCACAATTCAAATACAAACCCCCATATAAAGATAATATATTCAAAAAGGGTGGTTCTGTGGGTATATTGACATCAGGAAGTGTGCGAACAACTTCTCTAGAAAAATTTATTGGACTTGTAAATCTTCCAATGCCAAATAGCATTTCTGATTCCAACTCCGTCAATTGGGGTGAAGATCAAATGAATGACTTAAATGCTGCTGTTCTTAATGCATATGCATCAGCTCCAAAACCAGCAATCACTGCGGCAGGTGTGGGAGCAGCTGCTGGAGCATTAACTGGAATCGGTGGGTTAAGTAGACTAGCAACATTTCTTGCACTATTAAACAATGCAGGAGGAGCACAATCTATAGCGGGTTTGTTGGAAAATAAAGGATCTGGCGCTTTAATCAAAACTGCTATTTCATCCAGAATATTAGCACAGGCGGGAATTCAAGTTTCTCCAGAATCTATATTAGCAAGAGGATTTGGGGTTGTTCCAAATAGTAACATGGAGTTATTATTTAATTCACCAACCCTAAGATCATTCCAATTCTCATGGAAGTTAAGTCCTAGAAGTCTAGATGAAGCATTGATGGTAAACCGTATTGTCAGATTCTTTAAGCAAGGAATGGCAGTTAAAAAAATAAATGCAACAGCAGGTTCTAATTCTTTATTCTTGGGAACTCCAAATATATTTAAACTGAAATTCAAAACTCAAGGTAGACAAGAAATTGAAGGTGTAAATAAAATAAAACCATGTGCAATTAAAACATGTAGTGTTAACTACACCCCAGAGCAAATTTGGTCATCGTATGAAAACGGTCAACCAGTAAGTATACAAATCAGTTTAACAGTTCAAGAACTTGAACCAATTTACGATACAGATTACCAAGAAAATATAGAAAATGGTAGAAGTGATAATGGAGACATAAAGTCTACAGGTGATTTGACACCAGTCAAATTAACAGATATAGGTTACTAAAATGTCATACTTCAGAGAACTACCCAACATATCTTACGTCTCTCGTCTGCCTGGTGCAAATAGAAGTGATGAACGAATTGAAGTTAAAAACATTTTCAAGAGAGCAAAAATTAGATCTGATATAGAAAGTGCAATCACTGCATTTAAATTTGGAACAATTCCAGAAGGTGCAAGACCAGATGTAGTTGCAAAAAATGTTTATGATGATCCAGAATTGGATTGGGTAGTGCTCATCACAAATAATATAACCAGTATTAGAGATCAATGGCCTCTGAGTCATAATGATCTGGAAAGTTACCTGCTTGATAAGTATGGTTCTACCGAAAACATCTACGCTGTTCACCACTATGAAACTTTTGAAATCAGAGATGAATACAACAGAACTATTCTGGAAGGTGGTTTAGAAGTAGACTCCGACTTCCAGTTTACATATTCAGCATTTGATGGGACAATCAAAACTGTAAATCCAGTTGGACCAGTTACTAATTATGAATACGAAACTTCATTAAATGAAGCAAAGAGAATTATAAAAATACTAAAACCAGAATACTTGTCGGCATTTGTAAGTGACATGAGAAACATGATGAGACACCAAACCTCTTCACAGTATGTAAGTAGAACCATGAAGAGGTCGTATAATCCTAAGGATTCTGGGGTATAAAAAAACCCTCCTTTCGGAGGGTTACTGAATCAGGAGTTGACCAGTCGGGCGAAGTAGTTGAGGGAATCATCCTCTTCATCCGAGTTGCTAGAATCATAACTCGGCAGTTCAGGTTCAGAGCGGGAGACAGTCGGTTCGGAGTAGTCACCACGACGCTCACGTTCCCACTGTGCTTCTTCTTCATGGACTTCAGGATCCATGGACTTAGGAACACCACGGATACCCAGAGTGTAGTCAAGACGCTTCTTCAGATCATCATAAGACTTGAAGTTCTTAGGATCAAGGAACTCATTCAGGTCATGGAGATTGTTGTACACTTTCTCCAGTTTGTCATCGTCATCAAACAGAGCAGAGGGACGATCAAACTCAGACTTATCGTAGTTCTGATAACCTTCAACCTTGCGGATCTTCAGTTTGAAGTTAGCACCTTGCCAGAAGTCAAAGGGGTTGATGGGTTCTTCATCAGCGAACTCAGGCTTCATTGCTTCCATGATCTTGTCAAAGATCTTCTTACCAAACTTGAAGAGGAAGACTTTACCTTCGTTGTCAGGATTTGCGGGATCAGCGACAACGTAGATGTTGGAGTAATATGACAGTTTGCGCTTTTGCTTACGTGCCTGTTCTTTGCCAGAGTCAGTACCATTGTTCCACAGAGTGGAATTGTGCTCGCAGACAGGACACTTCTGTTCCTTGGTGGTGAGACATTGGTCAATCAACCAACCACCAGGACCTTGGAATGCGTGAGTATACACTCGTGCCCAAGGAAGATCGCAACCCTCAGGTTCGGGGAGGAAACGAATGATGGCATAACCATTGCCAGACTTATCAACTGCTGGTTTCCAGATACGCTCGTCTGCACCACTGCTTCCCTTGTCGTTGAGTTTTTCAACAGACTTGATCAGTTTATCGGTGAGGGAACCAGAGCGAGACTGCTTCTTGAGATTTGCGAAAGACATACGGATTAATTAGGATAGATTAGGATGTGTCGGATTTGACGACAGGTCTATTATAGGGCAGGTGCCCTTACCTGTCAAGGGATTTTTCCAGGTTTTTGATCGTGGAATCAAGTTGCTCAAAGAACTTGTCCATGCCATCAATTTCATCATAACCAAACATTTTTGCTGCATCAAGAACTCTTTGCTTAATCTCCAGTGCATCTGGATCATCAGAAAGAGAAATACGGAAGAAGAAAATCTTTTGCTTCTCCAAAAATGCTTTTAGAGTTTCTAAGTGTTCTCTCTTTTCTTCAGCAGAAAATGTGTGGATGTTCATCATCTCACTGTAGAGTTTTTGTTGAAGTTCTTCTAGTTCAAGAACTGACTCTCTTACTACTTCAGAATCAAAAAATCTGCTCATGCTACTTGCTCTTTAAGAATTGTTTTGTATTTTTCCACATCAATATTTAGAAATGGTTTATATTTTTTAATTTTAAAACTGACGGTTTCCCACACTGGGTCATTCAGTTTTGTATCAAAATCCTTAACGTAATCAAGAATCATGTCAAGGATTACCATCGTTTCAATAGACAAAGCACCCTGGAGATACTTTTTCAATATCTCAGGATGCGATTGACCTTTGATTGTGAATAATTCTTGAAAGGTTTCTCTATGTACAAAGACTTCTACCTCTGTCTTGAACAGATAGGTAAGTCCCTGAAATCTCTTCAACCAAGAGGAGTGACTGTCATTGCCAGTCTGAATGATCTCGCCAATCCATAAGCGATCAGGATCGTCACACTCTATGAAATTGGCAAGAAAAAATTCTTTGATCTCGTCATCTGTTTTCTTCCGAGACATTCTCTCAAAGAAATAACGATCCTTACGATTGTTATATGCTTCAACAGATGCTCTGGACTTACCAGAATATTTAAAGTAATTGTAACTTACTTTAGTAAAGTGGTTCTTGAAGGCGAGATACGTTTTGTAAACATCAATCGGTGTCATCATCAATTTGGTCAAACTCTTCAATTTGTTCTGCCATCACTTCATGTTCGCCTGCGACGAGATACCAGTGATGACCAGAACGTTCTCCAAGATATTTTAATTCAGAATCAATAAAGGCATTTTCACGCATTGCTGCCTGAATTTTAAAATGCATCAATTCACTTTTGGAAATCATAACGGTAGTTTTGCTCTTGTAGTTTTCTTCAAGAAGTTCAGTTGAATTGCATCATACTTTAACTTCTCTTTCAATGGTTTTGAAATCAGTTTAGACACGGATTCCATTTCAATCTTGTTTTCTTCACAGAATGTAAGAATAGCATCAATGTAATTGAAACCATTGTTC